ATAAAATAGCTTCTGTTATAATAGATTATTTAAGAAAGACAAAAAAATTTGTTAGTAAAAGCGACTTATATGCATGGGGAAGAAGTTTAGGAATTAAAAATAATCAAATAAGAGAATTTGTAGGAGAGATGAGTAAATATAATTCTGAAATTTTTGAAGGTGTAAGATAAAAGTAAAGATATTTTTATGAAAGTTAAAAAGTATATAAATGAAGAGCTTCTTAGAAAAGAAGCTGATGAAATTTTAAAAAGAATTTTAACTAAATTAAAAAATACTCCGCATCCAGAAACGGGTGGAAAAAAAAATATAACACCAAGAGTATTTAATTTTAGTATAAAAGGAAAAAAGTTAAGATTAACATTAACGCCAGAAACTCTTTCTGATGTAGGCGAAGATAATTCTGCTGTATTTTATAAAGATAAAAATGGTGTTGGAAATATCGTTATACAAAAATTAAATAATGCCTTTCTTTCTAGTTTTTTTGAAACTACTTTATATCATGAAATAATTCATTTTATTGAAGAAGAAAAAGGTAGACTAAAAGGAAAAGATAAAGAAAATTATCTTAGAAACCCACACGAAGTTAATGCTCTTATTAATCAATTACATAAAAAAGCAGAAGAAAATAAAAAAGAATGGGATAATTTATTTGATCTTTCTAGAATATATAGTTTCATTGATAAACATACAAATCTTTTAATTCCAGATGATTTAAAAAAAGATGTTAATTTTTCAAAGAAAATAATTTCAAGAATATATAGAGAAAAATTCTTACCTAAAAAGTTTAAGAAAAGATTTTCTACTCCTACAGTTTCTGTAGAAAATATACTTGGATCTTTAATAGATAATATTGATAAAATTAATAAAAAAAATGAGTAAAAAAAATGAGTAAAGAAGACGCTATAGATGAAGCCATTAATTCACTTGATGATATATTAGATTTTGAACAAGAAGAAAAGGTTATAATAAGTCAAGCGGAATTAACTCCAGTAAAAAATGAATTAGATGTAACGGATGTTGATAGCATTTCAGAAGAACTTGTTAATATGGTTAAAGGAGATAGAACAAAAGCTGATGAAATATTTGATTTATTTTATGTTAATCTAGCACAAGATAAAGACCGTTCTACTGCCTCAAAAGAAGCATTAACAAAAGCTCTTGAATTAAAAATAGAAGCAAGTAAAAATATAATAGAACTTCTTAAAATAAAAGCAAAAGTAGATGAAGGTGGGAAACTTGGATTATTTTTTGGAACAGTTCCTGCAAAAAAAGCTGGATTTGATATGGACGAAATAAGAGAAGCTTCTAAAAAATAAATTTATTAATAATACGGATGTATCGCAAAAGTTAAACATTTGTTTATATTATTATGATATATTTTATCATAAAAATATAGATCAAAATTATTAAGATAAAATAATTTTTTTAATAGTTCTATTTTATAATGAATCATTTTTTTTAAAAAGTTTTATATATTCATAAATAAAACCTTTATACACATCATCATAATGTATATGATAATAACATAATGTATAATGATCTTTTGTGTGAAACAAATAATTAAGAAGTCGTATTTTTATAGTCATTTTTAATCTTTATAAAAAGATAAACCAAATAATTTAAAACAATAATCAATTTCTTTTATATTTTCTTTTTTTATAATAGATAACATTTCTTCTATTTGCATACATATATTATACTATAAATAGTAATTTTAGTCAACTTATAAGGAAAGATAAAATCTATACATGAAAGATACCACATTAGAATTTTTAAAAAGTATAAAAGATAAAATAAAAAAATATCAAATACCAATTACTACAGAAGATGCTGTTTCTATGGCTTCAGAACAATTTGCTCAAACACAATATACTAATGGAAAAACTGAATTAGTAGATACAGGAGTTGAAAAATATTTATGTAGTTTATCTCCTTATTATTTTATAGCAAGTTATGCTTGGATAAATCTTCCAGGCCAAGGTGTTATACCTTTTAATTTATATTATTTTCAAGAAGAACTTTTAAAAGAAATTATTCTTTATCAAAAAGTAGTAGTAGATAAGGTGCGCCAGTGCGGGGTTTCTACTCTTACTTCTCTTTATTGTTTATGGAGAGCTAACTTTAAAGAATCAGAAGCAATAGATGTTGTAAGTTTAAAACAATTAAAGGCACAAGCATTTGTTTCTAAAATGGACCCAACACTTGATAGGCTTCCACACTTTTTAAAAACAACAATAACAAAAGACAACAGCCAAGAATTAGAATTTGCAAATGGTAGCAGAATTGTCTCTGAGAGCCAGTCAGAGAACGCAGGGCGATCCGATTCTCTTTCCTTATTAGTTTTAGATGAAGCTGCGCATTATCGCTCAGAACGAATGGTTCGCGGTATTGTTGCTGCTGCTCAACCAACTCTTTCAAGAACAGGTGGTCAATTTATAATAATCTCTACTCCTAATGGAGTTGCCGGTCCTGGTGCTTATTATTACGAACAAGTATTATCAGCTAAATCAGAAATGGAGGAAAACTCTAAATTTATTTCTATAGATTGGTGGGAAATTCCAGATTCTACAGATACACCTGGAGCTAAAAAAGGATACAATAGTAAATTAGCAGAAGCTATAAGAGAAAATTATTATCATAAACCAGAAATAAAATCTAGATATAAAAGATTTTTTGATCCAATAGCAGAAGAACAATGGAGAGATAATGCTTGGCTTAAAAAACAAATGGAAGACCTTCAAGAAATACTTTATAAACAAGAAGTATTACATAGTTTTATTGTAGGAGAACATGCAGTATTTAATGACGATGTTTTAATAAGAGTTTTAGAAAGAACTCAAGAACCAAAAACAAAAGGAAAATTAGGAAATATAAAAATAGATGGACTTTGGATATGGAAAAATCCTGTACCTAAACATAGATATATAATGGGCGTTGATGTTTCTACCGGAACAGGAAAAGATTCATCATCTTTTCAAATAATGGATGTAGAATCATATGAACAAGTAGCAGAATATAAAGGATATATTTCTACTAAATTATTTGGTAGATTTATAAAATTAGCAGCTAATTATTATAATCAAGCATTTGTAGCAATAGAATGTAATAGTATCGGTGAAGCAGTATTTAATGAAGTATATTATCATGATAATGAACCTTACCAAAATGTTTTTAAACAATTAAAAACTAGAAACAATATTAGTCGTATGACTGGATGGATTACAGATACGAAAACAAGAAAACTTCTTACTAATGAGTTAATAGATTGGCTAGTAGTAGATGAATTATGGGAAGAATTTAAAATATATTCTAAACGATTTCATCTTGAAATGTCTACTTGGGTTTGGGATGGCTCAAAACCAATTCATACTTCAAGTGCTCATGATGATACATTAATTGCTATGGGTCTAGCAATATTTTTAAGAAATAAAGTAGAAAATGCAGGAGAATCTTTTTTAATTAAAGATGATGGACAAATTATAGAATATGATAGTAAAGATAATTTAAACGAGAATGAAAATGAAGTTCTTGATGTATTTTTTAGTGATGAAGAAGAAGATGATTATATAAGGTCAAGACATGGAATGAGTTCTGAAGAGTATAGCTGGATAATAGGGAAAAAATGAAATATCTAAATAAAAAAACATTAAGACTCAAAAAAAAGATGATTAATAGTAATGAAGGTGATGAATTAAAAGACCCTATGGATAGATATGAGCAATGGATGAAAAGAAAAGAAACTAAACTATCTAGAGGCGGAAAATATGAAAGAAGTCATAATAAAAAAGTAGGAAATATAGTTAATAGAAATATCGATAAAAGATATAACGTTGCACAAAAAACTATTGAAAGAATAAGTAGAAATTTAAAAGAAGAATGGGTAGATTCAATAAAAACATCTAAAGGAAAACTTTTTGATATATTTGTTAATCCTACTCCAAAAGAATTAAGCGAACTTGAAGATTTTGTAAGATTTATAGTAGATTGGAAAAATAAAAAGATTTATGTATTCGATCATTTTTTATTACATAAAATCGCAGCAGATAAATTAAAAATTCCATATAACCCAAATAAATATTTTCCTTATTACTTTGGAATAAGCAAGATAAAAAATGGAAAACTAATTAAATTAAGTGAATTATTAAAAATACTTAAATCTAAACCAGAAGAAAAAGAATGGCTTAATAAATATTTTATAAATCTTATAACTGTTAAAGAAGAATGGGTAGATACAATAACATCTAGATATGGAAGAGAATCTAAAGGAAAAACTTTTGATATATTTGTTAATCCTACTCCAAAAGAATTAAATGAACTTGGTCAATTAAGAATCATAATAGATAGAAATAATAAAAAACTTTATGTATTTGATTATAAATTATTACATGCAGATGCCGCTAGAAGATTAAAATTTCCTTATTCAGAAGAACACGATGATAAAAATTATATTTTTAGTTATGGAAAATCTTATCGTGGAAAAATAGTTCTTGGAGAATGGATTAAAACACAACTAACAGATAAAGAAGATTGGTTAAAAAAATATTTAACTGATTATGAAACTGAGGTATAAAATGATTGTTAATGGCAAAGAAATAATTATAAAACCAGGACAACCTGAAGCTATTCAAAGGTTAATAAACCAACAAGATGATTTAAAATCAGATTTAAAATCTGAAATAGAACCAGAAAAAGTTAAAGGCAATAATGATGATATTTACTCTACTCAAGATGGAATGAGCGAACTCGGTTTTAGCTTATTCGATAAAAAAGAAGATGATAGAACAAGAGATAGAAGAATGCGTTATGATTATTATAGAGAAATGGATACTACAGAATTTATCCATCGCGCTCTTGAAATAGTTGCAGATGATTCATCTCAAATTAATCAAGAAGGTAATGCTATAAAAATTTATTCAGATAATGAGGATTTAAAAGTAAAGCTTGAAGAATTGTTTATTGATAAACTTGATATGAATAATGAACTTTGGTCTACAATATTTGAAACTTGTAAAATGGATGATAACTTTTATGAAGTTGTTGTCAATGATTATAAAAAACCTAAAAATATTATTTTCTTAAGATATTTAGAACCAGAAAAAGTAGAAAGAATAGAAAAAAATGGTAGACTTGCTTATTATTTATATAAAGCAAAATCTTTATTAGACCCAGGTGGAGCGTCCCCACCTTCTATAGAAGCTAATAGAACTGACCAAGAAATTATATACAAATTACAACCTTGGCAAATAATCCATTTTAAAATAGAAAACAAGCAATTTCTTCCTTATGGTTCAAGTTTATTATATTCTGGATTAAGAACATATAGAAGGCTTAATCTTCTTGAAGATGTAATGCTTGTTTATAGATTATCAAGAGCGCCAGAAAGAAGAGTATTCTATATAGATGTTGGAAATCTTAATAGAATAGAAGCAAAAAGATTTTTAGAAAAAGTTAAAAATTCTTATAGAACACAATCATTCATAGATGAAGATGGAAATCTTAACAAAAGATCTAGAATGTTGTCTATAACAAATGATATATTTGTTCCAGTAAGAGAAGGATCACAAGGAACAAGAATAGATACACTACAAGGTGGAGAAGCTTTACATAATATAGATGATATGAAATATTTTAGAGATAAAATATTAAAAACAATGAATATTCCTCCTGCTTATCTTGGTGATGAAACGGATAGAAGTAGAGGAAGTTTAGCACAATTAGATATAAAATTTTCTCGTTTTATAGAAAGAATTCAATCACAAATAATAAGAGGATTAAATAAAATAGCAGCACTTGAATTATTTTTTGCTGGATATAAAAAAGAAGATTTAAATGATTTTGAAATAGAATTAACTCCTCCATCTAATATAAAAGAAGTTACTGAAATAGATTTAATGGGACAAAAAATTTCTCTTCTTTCAAATATTCAACAACTTAGTATATTTAGTAATAGATGGATGCTAAAAAATGTATTAAAAATGTCAGATGCAGAAATAGCAGATATAGAATTATATAAAAGCATTGAAGCTCAAGGTCAACCACCAGAAGGAATGGCTCCAGGAATAGGTGGAGGAGCACTACCATCTGGATTAGAGGGAGGAGCACTACCACCTGGAGAAGAGGAAATTCCTAATTTAGGAACAGAAGCACCACCTGGAGAAACAGCAACCACAGGAGAAACTCAACCAGCAGAACTT